TACTTACAACAGGCACAAACGATAAAGCAACAGAGATTCTTAAAAAATATAAAGAAGCTCAAAACATAAAAGACTTTTGGAAGGATAGATTCGAAGAAGCATATGAATATTGTTTACCTAATCGTGAGTCTTTCTTTGATGAATCCCCAGGCCAAAGACGTACCGATAAAATTTTTGATGAAACAGCTGTGGTCGGAGTCCAAGAATTTGCATCAAGACTCCAAGCAGGAATCACACCCACATTTGCAAGATGGGCAGACTTCCAAGCTGGATCAGAAATTCCACAAGAACAAAAATCATTCATCAATCTCGAATTAGATAAAATTACAGATTACGTTTTTCAAGTATTACAAAATTCTAATTTCAATCAAGAAATCCATGAATCATTTATGGATCTTGCTATTGGAACAGGTGTTATACTTGTTGAAGAAGGAGATTCTGTTGATCCAATTAAATTTACAGCAGTACCTTTAACAAGAGTATGTTTAAATAATGGGCCTGATGGAAAGATAGATACTATTTATAGAACAAGATTATGTAAACCTCACGAAATAAATATCTTATATCCTAAAGCTGTATTACCAGAAAACTTTAATCCTTTAAAAAATAAAAAGAAAATTAAAATTATTGAATCTATTTATAAAGTTTATGAAGATAATGTAGAAAAATATAAATTTTGCGTAGTGATGGAAAATCCTAAAGCAATTTTATTAGAAGAAGAATATACTGGAGAAGGATCAAATCCTTATTTAGTATTTAGATGGAATAAAGCATCTGGTGAAGTTTATGGTAGAGGCCCAGTATTTAATGCAATGGGTGCTATTAAAACTTGTAACCTTACTATAGAATTAATATTACAAAATGCACAAATGTCTGTAAGTGGAGTTTATACTTACGAAGATGATGGTGTAATTAATCCTGATAACATTTCCCTTGTACCAGGATCTCTAATCCCTGTAGCTCCTGGATCTAGAGGTTTATTGCCAATTCAGGCAGCATCAAACTTTGATGTTGCCCAATTGGTATTAAATGACATGAGGCAAAATATTAAGAAAGCATTATACATGGAAGCATTAGGAAGACCTGAAGGAACTCCTATGACAGCAACTGAAGTTTCAGAAAGAATGGCAGATCTATCTAGACAAATAGGTTCTTCTTTTGGAAGACTTCAATCTGAATTAATTAATCCATTATTAAAAAGAATAATTAGAATTTTATCTAAACAAGGTAGAATTGACATCCCTAAAGTTAACGGTAGGGAAGTTAAAATAGCTCCACGTTCACCTCTAGCACAAGCTCAACATTTACAAGATGTTGCAGATGTAACTAGGTTCAATGAAATAATAGCAGGTACATTTGGCCCACAAATGATTAATTTAATTGTGGATCAAAATGAAACTGCAAAATATTTAGCAGAAAAAATGAACCTTCCTGAAAAGCTTATTAGAAATGAACAAGAGCAAAAAGAGTTAGTAAATCGTATGCAACAATTGCAACAAAGTGCAAACGAACCACCAGAAGGAGGAGAAGCTCCACCAGGAGCATAATATGACATGGGATGCTTTAAACAAAGACAAACCAAAAATTGCAAATAGTGTAGATGGATATATAAGAACAGAGAAAGAGGAAACTCAACTTAATAAACATTTTGCCAACGTCTTTAAAGATGATGAAGGTAAAAAAGTTCTAGACTATTTACAATCAATCACTACTGAAGCTGTTGCTGGGCCTAATGTAACTAGCAATCAGTTATTTCATATCGAAGGTATGAGATTTTTAGTAGGTATAATCAAAACAAGAAAAAAAAAAGGAGAACAAGATGGCAGATGATAATGCAACATCAGCACCAATCGCCACAGAAACAATTGGTTCTGAAGTAAGTAAACCTGATTATGTTCAGGATAAGTTTTGGGATTCAGATTCCAAACAAGTAAACATAGAAAACCTATCTTCAAGTTATAATTCACTTGAAGCTAAATTAGGTTCTAGAACCGAAGATCTTTCTAAACAAATTAGAACAGATATAGAAGCTGAAAGACTTAAGAATGTTCCAGAGTCTTATAAGTTAAATGTTCCAGAAATGGAAAACACTAAATTATCTGTAACTGCAGAAATGCCCATAGTTAAATGGTGGGGAGAAACTGCTAAAGACGCAGGTCTTTCTCAAGAACAATATGATTCAGGTGTTAAAGCATTTGTTGATAATGCTGTAGCTAACTTACCTAATCCAGATCTTGAAAAGCAAAAACTTGGAGATAATGGCAAAGAAAGAGTTGAAGCTGCATCAATGTGGTCTAAAAAACATTTAAGTCCTGATGGATATTCTACAATATCCGATTTAGCTGGAACAGCTGGAGGAGTTAAAGTTATAGAAGAATTGATGAAGCTTACTAAAGATACTAATATGCCTACATCACAAACTCAAGTAGATGCGTCTGCTAATGCAGATGATTTAAAATCAATGTTGAATGATCCTCGTTACTGGGATAGTGGTAAAAGAGATCCTTCTTATGTAAGACGAGTTACTGAGTTATATGAAAAGGCGTTCAAAAATCAAGCACCAAAAAGTTAAATTTAAGTATAAAAAACTTAATAAACCTTTTAAATGGAGAGATTGTGTATCTCAAACAGGATGGCTAACTGCTGCAGAAATAGAAGCAGCAGTACCTGCCAAATGTATTACTGGAGATTTTTGGATTTATAAAGATACAGATGATTTTATTACTTTGTTTGGTACTTATTCTTACGATGAAAAAGGTGCAATAGAATTTGGTGAAGTTATAACTATCCCTAAACAATGGATTTAATGTGCGTTGCCAACATTATCTGTAAATAATATTTCTTATTCAAGACCTTAGAATGTTTAATGTTTGCCCTTAACTGGACAACAAACCCCCTGCATTAAAAGACAATCGGTAAATTAACAATAACAAAGGACATAATACAATGGCAAGTTCAATCACAAATGCCTTTATTACTCAGTTCGAAGCTGAAGTTCATATGGCTTACCAAAGAATGGGAAGCAAATTGAAAAATTTAGTTAGAACAGTCAATGGTGTTAATGGTTCTACTGTTAAGTTCCAAAAAGTTGCAAAAGGTTCTGCAAATACTAAGGCAAGACACGCTGAAGTAGTTGCAATGGATCTAGCTCACAGCAATGTAAGTGCAACTTTGACCGATTACTATGCAGCAGATTACGTTGACAAATTAGACGAGTTAAAGATAAACATTGATGAACGGCAAGTTGTAGCTCAATCAGCAGCATATGCACTCGGCAGAAAAACTGACGAAGTGTTAATATCTACTCTTGACGCAGCAACTTCAATTGCAGCTAACGTCAGTTCTTCAGCAACTGGGATGACTCTCATTAAAGCTAAGAATATGATGGAAGTGTTTAATGGAAACGATGTTCCTGATGACAATCAAAGATATTGGGCAGTAGGGCCAAAACAATGGTCTGACCTATTATCTGTTGATCAATTCTCTAGAGTAGAATACGTAGGGCCTAGTGATCTACCATTCCCTAATGGCATGACTGCCAAAAGATGGATGGGATTCCTATTCTTCGTACACTCTGGTTTATCTTTATCAGGTTCGGACAGAAAAAATCTGGCTTTTCATAAATCAGCAATTGGCTGTGGTATCGGTTCAGATGTACGTACTGAAGTTAACTACATCCCTGAAAAAGTTTCACACCTAATAACGTCTATGATTTCATTAGGTAGTGTACAAATTGACGGTGATGCAGCAAGAGTTCAGTTATGTACAGAATAATTAAAAGGAGATTATAATATGGCATACGCAATAGACAATCCTGTAAAAAAGGTTGCTCAAATGGGTGCTTCTAACTCTCTTTGGTATTATACTGACGGAGATGCTATAGGCACAATCGTGGCAGATGATTATTTCATTCTGTCTTACGCAGAACTAAAAGCTGGAGATGTTATACTTGTAAATAGTGGAGGATCTAACGCAGTTATGGACACAATAATCGTGTCTGTAAATGACGGTGGAACGAATCTAAATACAGTCATCGAGGCATAGTTCACATCAAATAAAAATTTAGGGGGAGCAATCCCCCTAGATTGCAGACAATAAAAATTATGGCGACAACTGATATAGACATATGTGCAAGAGCTTTAGTAATGATAGGTGCTCAACCCATTTCATCTTTTTCAGATGGAAGTACAGAAGCACTAGTAGCTTCAAATGTTTATACTGATGTTACCGAAGCTTCTCTAACTAGACATAGATGGAGATTTGCAACAACTCAAGCAACATTATCCCTTTTAAGTAATACACCAACAGGAAGATATGCTTATGCATATCAGATGCCAACATCTCCTGCAGTATTACAAATTATTTCAATTACAGTTAATGATTATGTTATACCTTATGCAAGGTATCAAGATTACATTTATGTAAATGATTATGGTTCATCTAATACACTTGTAATGGATTATATTTACAAAGTAGGTGAAGCATATTTTCCACCCCATTTTAGATTAGCTTTAGAATATGAATTAGCTGCAGTATTTTCAGGTTCTGTAGCTAGAGATTCAGCTATGATTAAACAATTTAAAGAATTAGCTGAAAGACAATTTCTTGTAGCTAAAAATATAGATTCTGCTGAAACAACTTCTAAAGTTTTAGACACTAATAGATTTATTTCTTTAAGAAGATCTACAAGAACGGATGTATAATGGGAAGAACATTAAGAACGGTTATAACCAATTTTTCATCTGGAGAACTTAATCCATTATTAGCAACTCGTACTGATGTTGCATCTTATTTTCAAGGTGCTAAAAATTGTAAAAATTTTGCTTTATTAGCAGAAGGTGGTTTAATGAGAAGACCAGGAACTTCTTATTTAGCAACACTACCTGCAGAAAGTAGAATTATTCCTTTTATATTTTCTGATGATGAAGTAGCTATTATTGTATTATCTAATAATAGAATGGATGTATATAATACATCAGGTGTAGCTATTACTTCTAATTATACAACTAATTGTAATTGGACAACAGCTCAATTATTTGAATTAAACTTTGCTCAATTTGGAGATACAATTTTTGTAGCTCATAGAAACAATCCACTTAGAAAAATATTTAGAGTATCAGCTAGTTCATTTACTGTTACTGCTTTTACTTTTGCAACTCATTCTTCTGGTTATCCAATATATGAACCTTATTATAAATATGCAGATAGTGCTACTACTATAGGAACATCTGCTACTACTGGATCTGTTACTGTTACAGCAAGTGCTGATACTTTTTCGGCATCTTGGGTAGGAATTAAAATTAGAAAAGATGATAAGACTATGACAATAACAGCATTTACTGATGCAACTCATGTTACAGCAACAGTTAATGAAACATTAGCCAATACAACAGCAACTGCAGATTGGGATGAACAAGCAATATCTACATTAAGAGGATATGCTCAAGCTGTTACATTCCATGCTAAAAGATTATGGTTAGGAGGTTTATACTCTAGACCTGCTGCTGTACTTGCTTCTAAAATTTCTGAATATTATAATTTTGATGTAGATGATGCAGATTCAGCAGATGCTATAGATGTAGATATTTCAGGAGATCAAGTTAATGAAGTTAGACATATGTTATCTGGAAAAGACTTACAAGTTTTTACAGATGGTGGAGAATATTATGTTCCAGTATCTTCTACTGATAATACTATTACTCCAGCTAATGTAAGTATTCAAAGACAAACTCCATACGGAATCTCAAGAACAGCTCCTAAAATGTTTGATTTAGCTACAGGGTTTGTTCAAAAAAATGGTAAAGCAATTAGAGAATTTGTTTATTCTGATATTGAAGATGGATATAAATCCACAGCAGTATCTATACTTGCACAACATTTAATTGATAGTCCTAAAGAAATAGCAATTATGAAAGGTAACTTAACTAGACCTGAACAATATGCTTTTTTTTTAAATAATGGTTCAACACACCCAGGTAAGTTA